CTTTTGCAATACCGCTGGCGGCACAGTATTTCTCTTTACTGGACATCACTGCATATTACATTCATTCAAAAACTCATTTTCATTCATTACGGGGTGCTGACTTAAGGTACATATCTAGGATCCAATATGGGCCGACGCTATTTCCCTATGGGCCCGTTAACGATGCCGACATCCTCAACGAGGTGTTTATGACAAATCATCAATACACACATCTTGAAAATCTGAGACCCAGTACAATTATCGCTATCCTGCGAAAACACATTCTTTTGAATCACACTAAAGTGTCAGCTAAACATTTGAGACACGTGACAGTTAATGAACTTAATGCTCTTGATGAGGATTACGTATTACCTAAAATACGATTTCTCGAATACTTCATCAGCAGGCTGATAAATCACCCGGACTTCACAGAGGCCTTTTTCTCTGGCTTAGTAGTCTGGGTTCTTAATATGCCTCAAGAGGTCTACAATTTCATCAAGAAAAGTAAAGTATGGTACAAACCATATATTGATGTTCTTTCTTTCGCTAGTTATGTCAAGTCTAATGTCACATTACGACTAAAAGCTCTACAAAACTGTCTCCAGATTGACTTGACTCCTTGTTTCGAGTTCGAAGTGTTAGTTAATAGGGGATTGGGAACGGTAGACTGGGCGGCAGAGAAGGACCACCGTATTAAGCCCAACGTATGTAATATTTCTGATGACGTCGTTTACAGGAAATGTGGTGAACTGTTTTCTCGACTGTTACGTAATGGTCATAAACCTACTAAGAAAAAGTGGGACAATCATTGGAAGATGAGATGGAAGTGGGCCCCCGCAGGGACATTTTTCAGTCAGTACCAAGAAGATGACGAGTTTAAGGCTGCAGACAGTACCCTGCGCAATAAGATCTTTGCGATGAGTAGGATGCCCCACTACCCGATAGACCACTTCCTTAGTCGTAATCCCGAAGTGCAAGCTAAGGCTATGACGAAATATGAATGGGGAAAGCAACGAGCTATATATGGCGTCGATAACACCTGTTTTGTACTGAGCCAATACGGCTTTGGTGACTGTGAGAATTTACTCAGCAACATATTTCCTATAGGTAAGAGTGCAACTACGGAGAACGTTGCTTCATCTGTACAGAACGTGATTAAGAATGGAGTACCATTTTGTTTTGACTTTGAAGATTTCAACTCTCAACATTCAACTCTCACTATGCAGATGGTCTTGCTTGCCTACCGTGATGTATTCTGTCCGTACCTC